GTTCGGGACTCTCAGTTAAGGTGAAACCTCCTACGTCTCTAAAACTTTGTAGAAGGAACTGTTCGCCTGACCCATGTCGGTATGCAAGACCTTTCCCCTTGAGGATTGACATGATCAGCGGCCATGCATCAACGTTGTCACCATACAATGATATTAACTTATCATAACGATCCTGATACCAATTACGATTAAATCGTTCTGGGTATAGAATCCTCTGAGCCGTTTCAATCACAGGGCGTCGGATACGACCCCGATACCAATCATGACCGAGATAACGCGGCGAGACTTCTGGACCGCCATAGCTCAACTTCTCTAAATTAAGCTTCATCCCGAAACAACGCCTAGCAATAGACGTCATTTTGCCAACGTCAATGTCACCGGTGAGACCAACTCGCGAGTCGTCACCCAACACATCGATCCCTATCACATCGAGACCTAACATATAAGCTAGGAAGTGAATTGCAATCATGTTGCCAAGAGAACCGATTAATGAAGTGAAAAACGACCCCGATGGGATCCCTTTCCTACGTCGAGAGTAGGTTAGGCCATCCTGCATGAGGATTGGACACGTACAGAAGTAACGTGTTATAAGGTTCCAATGGTCCTCATTCACCGTGGAAAAAAGTTTCCGGAGTATACGGAAGCTTTCCATAACGAGTTGTGTCGGGCAGTTTGCGTCCCATTTACTCCAATCGAAGGTACCGGCTACTGGCCACCAGGCCGAAGAAGCTACCTTTGCACCGAGTTCAGACTTCCGATAACCCAGTGACACAGGTGTAACAGCTTGTAGCAGGAGATCAATCGCTGGTCGAGCATAACATGCTTCGATCAGTATCATGCTTAGGGGGTACCCCCAAACCATACGGACCTTCTTCTTAGGGGCTCCGTCTTTGACGCCAGTTTGTGTCCTATAATAGGCAACAGCTGGCTCGGGGCCTGGGATTTTCCGGGCGGCTTTCGTATCGCCGTTCCTTTGCAACTCTTCCCGTTCAAGCAAAAGCTGGGCGCGAAGGACTTCGTCGTTGAACACAAGTCTCTTGGGCATAAGTGAAGGCAGGCCACTAGAAGTTTCCTTCTTGACCGAATCCCACAGTTCCTCATTCAACGGAAGAGGATTGAGAGAACCGTAGAAATCCTTAAAGTAACTCTCCACCTTGCTAACCGCTCGTCGGAAGCAAGCCCTTTCAACTTCGCTCAGGTTAAATGTGGATTGGCCATCATACTCCTTCAGTGAGTCCCAAAGCTTGTCTGGCTCGTACTCAGAGCGTGAAAACTCTTCGCCTAAAGCAAAGCCTTGATCCTCGAGAATCTGGTTACACCACTCCTCGCGAATTATGCCAACGCTACGATTTGCCACAGCCATATACTTGGATACATTACCCTTGTATCGCTGTCCGACGAGAGTAGTAAACTCACGTCCGCCTCCATTAGGCTGCGTTTCATTAGTGTGGTCGCTCACCACGGCAGACTGTTTTGTCATCTGCAAAACTCTCTTTCAAACAGTTGATGTTTTGCAACTGAAACACTTCTCCTCATGCACAAAGTGCATTCATCTGCAGACACATAGAAATTCTATGCTAAGGAGGGCCAGACAACCCACAGATTTAGGCGTAACGTCCGCTCATCGCCGGCCTTCAAACCACCTACAAGAGGGAGCTTATTAAGACGTCACTTAAAT